CGTAATTGGTGAACGAAAAGAATAACCGAGAAAGAGGCCTCTCTTTCTCTCTGGCCCGCCCTCGCTGGCTAAATCAGCTCTTCCCGCCCTCCCTCCGCTAAATCCTTTGATATCAATGGCTTGCGAGCCAAACCTCATAACCTGAGCTACCAGTTCAACTGTTCTGGTTTGAACGGGTGTGCTCACAGGCGGCGTCAGAGTCGGTCAGAACCACGGCCATCACTGATCAACCCTCACCAGAGGCGCTCAGATCGCCTGTGCCGGGCGTTCGAGGTAAAATCTTGGACCCCTATGGATCGGATTTTTGAGCCTCAGTCAGCCTTGATTTGGACGGTGGCACCCCCCTTTTTCGCGGCTGAGCGATGGCGGATAGCTATAGCTGAGTTTGGTACATAAGGTGTAAAAAATTATTTCAACGAAAAGAGGGTACCCCTTGAGGTGAGCAAAAAACATAAGGGGTCATTTTTGCCCGGAGGAGTAGGGGTACCCCCTGTTTTAGATTCTCTTGCAAGGTACCCCTATTTGCAACAAAATTGCCCAAACTTTTGAGACTTTGATTAATGGTTGATTCTCGCAGCAAGGGAGCATCTTACGAGCGCGACATCGTGAAGAAGCTGAACACGTTTTTTTCGGGCTGCGGTTTTGACATTACCTGCAAGCGGAACCTCGACCAATATCAAACCGCTGACCTATGCGACATCCAGATCCCGCACCACGCGATTGAGTGCAAAGCGTACAAGGAGGGTTGGTGGTGGAAGCCCGAGTGGTGGAAGCAGGTCACCGCCGCCTGTGGCAATGACATCCCGGTTCTCATCTACAAATTTAACAACAAGCAGTCTCGCGTCTGCATCCCGCTGTACGCCATCAACCCCGCGCTACCAAAGGACAACAGCCTGACCGCCGTGATGACTTTTGATGACTGGCTGGTTATTATGCGTAAGAACTGGGACCACTACGAAAGACTGACCGAGACCTGATATGAGCGCTAAGGGCGAAATCTTAAAGGCAATTATTGACAGCGGTCGAAAAGCCGGTATCGAGGCTTACCATGGTTCCCCCTACGACTTTGATGAGTTTAAAACCGAAGCTATCGGAACTGGCGAAGGCGCTCAGGCTTATGGTCAGGGCTTGTATTTTGCTGAGTCTGAGGATGTTGCTAGGGGTTACCGAGATTCTTTAACTAAGCTCAGAAAGGATGGGACAACGCCTGCCCCCGAGGACAGCATCGCCAACAGCTATGAGCAAGAGTATGGGCTTTCTGGATACGAAAACTTTAACAACACCACCTTGGATGACGTTATTGAGACGATTTCTGATGACGCTGTGGAAACCTCAGCGGATGTTAATGGAAACGTAAGGTACGAATTTTCAGACGGATCTGGTTACTTAATTACTCAAGATGGCAAAGTAATACCGTCAGGAGAAGTTACTGGCCGCATGTACAAAGTCAACATCGACGCCGATCCTGATGAGCTTATCGAGTGGGACGAGTTAATCGATGAGCAGCCGAAGAAGGTCATGGACAAGCTCAAGAGCGCTGATTGGTGGCCGTATGCTGAAGAGGGTGTTTACGATATTGCAGGCGCTAGGGGCGAGAACCCTACCGGCGCTGATCTGGTTCGTTGGCTTGAGCAGGACGGTCAAGAGTATGCGGCTGAGGCGCTGGAAGATTTAGGGGTTAAGGGGATCAAGTACGCTGACGCATTCACCCGGCACAAGCCGAAGGACAAACGCTCTAATAATTACGTTGTATTTGACCCTCGGATCATAGAAATCAGCAAAAAATACGGTATTTCTATTCCTGCCGCTTACATGATGATTCAAAGCGAAGATGCCGAAGCCGGGATGTATGATCTTGGTTTAAAAATAGCAAGGGAGGGGGTTGATCTTGCCGAGAAAGCCCCTGCTCAATTTAATCGCGGCACTAGGAATATGGCGAAGAGGGCTTCTCTTTCACCTCAAGAAAAGGCCGCAATTGAAGAATCTTTGTTGGGCGGCGACTCAGAGTTGGCAATGAATGTCGCTCGTGACTGGAAGAAAAGACATCCGAACGCAGACTGGGCGCAGCCTAAAATCACTGGCGCAAACCTGACTGAAGACAACAAGGTTGAGCTAAAGTTTAAGGCGATGCCTTATGCTTACAATATCGACCCGAAGACAGGAAAGCAGGTTGAGCCGGGTTCAGCCCAGTTTAAGAAAATATCTGATGGTGTTGCTGACGAGATTATCGATTATTTTAAAAGGGCTGAGAACCCCGATGACTTGGCCGCAAGAAACGTAATCAACAACGCCGGTTGGTATAAAAACGTCGAAAGACGCTTGCGTAACGAGTATGGTTCTTTTTCTGAAATGGTAGGCGATCTGCTTGGCGCTACCAGTCCTAACACACCTGTGGCAACTAATTTTAGATTCACGAAAGACATACTCGACGGCTTCGCTCGGGGCGAATTTGACGAGCTTATGGAGGGTTTCTCCGACTCCCTTGACGCTCGTTATGCGCTGGAAGACCAAGCTGAGGCATTTTTAAAAGCCGAAAGAGCAACTGGTCGAAAAGTAAAAGATATCAAAGCAGACCCCAATTACACAGCCTTGATCAATGAATCTAAAAAAATCGGGGAAGAGCTGCGGGACCAGAGGAACATTATTAGGCAGCGAAACGGTAAACAATTTGGCATTAATTCTTTCAACGCCATGGTTGCTTTGGCTGACAAGTTTAGAATCAGAAGAGCTGGCAGCGCCCCTAAGGCAAAAAATTTCGCAGGAAACTTGGTTGGTGACAGCCAAGAGGCAACTATCGACGTTTGGTCTGCGCGAAACCTTAGGAAGCATAGCGGAAGAAAACCTATACCATCTTCTGCGGAACAAGGCGTTACGGGCAAGGTCGTTGATCCTGACAATTTTGTTAGCAATTTAGAATTTGGTTTTGGTCAAGCTGTTATTAGGGATGCTACTGACAAGATCAACCAGTTCCTTGATCCTAATAGTCCTCTTTACCCGCTTGAGCCAAGGGATGTTCAGGCGCTTCAGTGGTTTGCTGAAAAAGACCTTTGGACAAAAAAAGGGTGGACCTCGAAGGCAGGCGAAGGAGGTTCTTTTGAGCAGATGCTTGATGCCGACCCTGTTGAGTCAATGTTTCTCGGTCTTAGCCGAGAACAAAGCATGGATACTCAAGGTAAAGATTTTGTGCCGTCCTCTGGTCAGATGCTTGAGAGTATGTCGAACATTTTAAGACCGGCTAACACAGACCCTGATGTGGTTACCTACAAAGGACTACCCACCAGCGGTGCTTACTTGGGAAGCCCGGAAACCGCCTTGGACATCGATATCGTTACCAAGCGAGACTTTATACCAGTAGAGACGCTTGATTTAGCGGCGGTTCAAGCGGCAGAAGATGCCCAAGACTCATGGTTTGTTGCGAGAAGGATTAAAGATGATTTAGGCGCATCAAAACCAGAAATGTTCACGGTAGGTTCTGAAATATTTTTTGACGGACCAAAGCGTGCTGACTCAGACTTGATTCAAGATATCAGCGATTACTTGATAAAAAACGATGTCCCTGCCTACACAATGATCGTTGACCCGAGAAATGCGAATAGCGTTATTGGGTTAAGAGTTTTAGATATTCCTCAGTTTAGTGGAGATTCTAAAAAGTATGCTACAATGTCTACAGATGAGTACAAAGACACGGTAGAGAGATCTTATGGACAATTTGAAACGCTCGGAAGAAATCTTGAGGAAGAGTTCGGACAGGTTAAAGCAGCCACGCCAGCCTATTTTGACGTTAACGTCAAGTCGCTTGCAGATACTCAAGACTACCTTGGACAATATGGAAAGGCGGCTAGAGATCCTGATGCTCTCAGACAAGAGTTTTACGGCTTCAAACCGGCGCAGGAGAGGTTCCGCCAGTGGGAGGGTCAGTCTCTTCCGTACTATAGAAAATATAAAGCTCCAGATTCAAAAGGAAGAAAAAAATCAGAAGGACTTGACGGACTAGGATTTAATGACAAGTCCCCTAAAGCTCTTGGCGCAGGGATCACAGGCTTAGGAGCCACAGCAGTTCTTTCTTCAGAAGACGCAGAAGCAGGCGGCTTGGGCGTAAAATCAAGAAGAATGCCGGATGACGTTGCCTACAAAGCTGCTCCCAAGAAAGAATCTCCCGGCGTAGCATCCCTAGCAGGCCAGCTAGGCTTAGGAGCTTTGAGCGAAATTGGCGGCGCGATACTTGGCGGGGCAGCGGGAGTTGGTGAGTACCTGAGAGGGTTTAGATCTCCCGTACCCGCAACTGCTGAGAGTATTCGAGATACTCGCGAGGGTGTTTCTGATTTTGTTGGTGGTTTGTACGATGCTGGCCCAGAGGCCCAAGTGGTCGGCCAAGAGATCATGCAGGGTATTGGAGAGACGATTGCTCCGATTGCAGAATATGCGATGGAAGGCCCGATTATGGACGAGCGCGGTTTGAATATGTTGCCGCTCATTGCTCAGAAGCTTGGCATTCCTGCTTATCAACTTGCAGAAATGTTGTTTAATAAACTGCCAGAACGAGAGCAAGAAGCGGCGATTAGTGCCTCTGATGTGGTTCTTTAGAGAATAACCTCCCGCAGATCCCCGCACTTGCGGTATAGGTGGAAGTAAGCGCCGTTGTCTTCTAACTTTCTGATCCGTGGTTCAATAACTTCGTCAAAGAGTTCTTCTCCGCACTGCCGGGTCTTGATGAAAGCGCCGATCTTGCCATCGTGGTGGTACTCTTCCAGCTCATACATATCGTTCATTTTCTTCTCTCCAAAGTTTGAATAGGTAGTTTGATTCTGGGCCTGCGTTATGCTCTCTCCGCATAGCCTGCCTAACTGCTTTCTTCTGTTGACTCAAAGACTTATGTTTCACATGAAACATTGTTCGGCTTATTGTCTCGAAGTATTTTTCCATTCTTCTTGGTCTCCGCTAGTATCTTTTCGAGTAGATCAACGATCTGCCCGTGGTTTTCCAAAACAACTTCTGCTTCTTCTTTATCAAGCTCAATAATGATCTTGCTCATGGATTGTACCTCTTGCCGTGTTTGTGTGCAACTGTTTGCACATAGACTCTTTCTATGCTCTAATGCGTTCATATTAACCGAGGAGTAAAAATGAGCGCCCAAGAAAAGAAAGTGTATTACAACCGCGTCCGCCGCACCTGTAAGCTTCATGATATAGAGATTGTGTATGACGGTGTACCCAAAATGTATCGAGCCGTCGAGCTGGTAAAGGATGGCAGGGTCATGTTTGCTGACCGCGCTCTTGGTCGTAAACCGCTCGATATTGACTGGAGGCGGTTGCACGAAGAGATGGCTAACTACGGTTACAAGGGAGGAATCAAGTGATTAGACCTATCACCCAGATCAACATGATTTATGGCTATTGCCGGGTATCAACCAAAGAGCAGTCGAAGTCTGGCGTTTCTATCGAGACCCAGCAGTCTTTGATCAGCGAGTTCGTTAAGAATAAATACAATCGCCCGGTCGATAAGTGGTTTATTGACGATGGCGTAAGCGGCACAGTCGATATTCTTGAGCGCCCCGGATCTCGCGCCATGACTGATGTGATGGACGAATCTGACGTTATTGTCTGCACCCGCCTTGATAGATTGTCTCGATCAACTTCCGACTTACTATCGATGATTCCGGTTCTTCAGGAGACCAACATCACGTTGTTTTTCTGTGAGCAGTTCGGAGATATGCCGATTGTTTACCCTAAATTTGCAGACGAGAAGGGTTTGAAGTCGCGGTTTGATATGTCCGACATGGCAAACAAGATCATGCTGATGGTATTATCAGCGGTTGCTGAGATTGAGCATGCCAACATCAAGGATCGATTTGGCGAGGGTAAGGTCGATTGGGCGGCTCGCGGATTCTTTATCGGTGGATCCGTCCCGTTCGGATATATTGCCGAACCTGTGAAGATTGGTAACAAGACGCGCAAGCGCTTGGTTGAGCATCCAGAAGAGCAAAAGGTGCTGAAGTCGATTCATCGCCTCCGCGCCCGAGGTCTTGCTCCAAACAGTATCGCCAAGCAGATCAATAGCTTGTACAAGGGTCAGAATATGTACGGGACCAAGGTTCGGCGTATTTTAGATCGTAAATATCAAGGCTTATCAAGCGCAGCATAAAGGATTAAGATGGGCATTCACTTAGGAGTAGTTATGACTGCTTTACAGGATATACAACTGGCCATCGCCAAACTCGAAGCCTCGCTTGAGCAAGATTTCATGACGGACGCTGTGCGTGACATCATGACAACTGCGGTTGCTCATCTCAAGGATGCCGAGAGTCAATTGATAGGCGACTGACATGCAGGAAGGATGGGGTCGCGGCACTTGGGGTTTAGGTGCTTGGGGAACCCCTCTTTACATTAATGTTCCGGTAACGGGCCAGCAAACAACTTCGGCGGTCGGGTCTATGACCGTTGTTGCTGGGGCGGTGGTTCAGCTTACCGGCTTGCAGATTAATTCTGGGCTAGGTTCGCCAGCGGTCGATGCCGAAGCGAATGTCACACTTACCGGGCAAGGTATTGCCAGTGGGCTTGGCGCTTTAAGCGTAGACGCTGAGGCAAATGTCACGCCTACCGGTCAGCAGATTACTTCAGCGGTTGGTTCAATTCAGATCGTCGCAAGGGCGATTGTTCAGCCATCAGGCGTTCAAACAACATCTGGTCTTGGATCTCTGACCGTTGACGCTGAAGCAAATGTAGCGCTAACCGGCCAGCAGATCACTTCCGCCCTCGGAACCGCTACCGTTAGGACGGTTAACAATGTATTTTTGACCGGCCAGCAGATCAATTCAGGGCTTGGCGATGTGACAACTGTTGCTGGTTCGGTAGTTTCTTTAACTGGACAATCGGTTACAATCAGTTTAGGAACCCCCTTGGTTTGGGGAGAGATAGTTCCGGGGCAAGATCCCAACTATATTGATATTGATACAAGTCAATCCGCAGGATATTCAGAGATTGATACAACACAAACACCCGGTTACGCGCCCATAGCGGCTGGGAGAGATGCAGCATAAGCATGAGGGTTTGAAATGGCAACCTACGTTAACGATTTAAGATTGACAGAACTTGCGACTGGGGAAGGCTCCGGTACTTGGGGTACAACCACCAATACTAACTTAGAGCTAATCGGCGAGGCGTTAGGTTACGCGACTCAGCAAGCTTTTGGCAGCGATGCTGACGCAACGACCACGGTTGCCGATGGGGTGTCAGACCCAGCGCGAGCGATGTATTACAAGGTAACTTCTGCGACAAGCCTGACAGCGACTCGCACGTTAACGATTGCACCAAACACCCTTTCCCGCGTCATGTTCATCGAGAACGCAACCAGTGGCTCTCAATCGATTGCAATTAGCCAAGGTTCTGGCGCGAACGTCACGATTGCCACCGGCAAGACGGCAGTGGTTTACCTTGATGGGGCAGGCTCTGGTGCCGCAGTTGTTGACGCGATGGCGCTTGTTGATCCCGGTGTGACGGATACGTTGGCTGAGGTTTTAACGGCTGGCAATACGACCACCACCGACCAAAAGATTCAGTTCCGCGACTCAGCGATCTACATCAACTCAAGCGCAGACGGTCAGTTAGATCTCGTTGCAGACACTGAAATTCAAATTGCTGCGACTACAGTTGACTTGAATGGCAACCTTGATGTGTCAGGTACTGCGCTTGTCACAGGCGTACTGACTACAACTGCCGCTACTGTCCATACTAACGGCATCACTATGCCTGACAATGCCAAAGCCATCTTCGGCGCTGGCTCTGACCTTGAGATTTTAAGCAACGGCACAGATGGCTTAATTCGTAACGGCAACGCCACTGGCGAAATTCGCATGGAGTCCGATGACAGGATTATCTTTGCGGACAGAGGTTTTAACGAAGTTTTTGCCGTTTTTAATGACGACGATGATGTCAAGCTGTATCACAACAATAACCAAAAACTAGCCACCACAGCCACAGGCATCGACGTAACGGGAACTGCTGTCACAGACGGGCTTACCGTAGCTGGTGAATTTTCAGTAGACAGCGGATCAATTAAGCTGGATGGGAACTACCCTGTTGGTGCAAACAACGTTGCGCTGGGTAATCAGGCACTGGATGACGGATCGTTAAGTGGCGGGGCAAACGTAGCGATTGGTTCTTCCGCGCTTACTGCAAACACCACAGGTCAATATAACGTAGCAGTAGGTGCTAATGCCTTAACAGCAAATACTGAAGGTTCTGCTAACGTAGCTGTAGGTAGAATTTCTTTAGATGCACTTACCACAGGTAACTATAATGTTGCTGTTGGTAGCGAATCGCTTACTGATTTAACTACAGGTTCTTTTAACACAGCAGTTGGTGATGGTGCAGCAGCAAATACTACGACAGCATCTAATAATTCTGCTTTTGGCAGTGGTTCATTATTAACTAATACAACAGGTGCTAACAATACAGGAATTGGTAAAGATGCCTTGAGGGCTAATACAACTGCATCTAACAACACAGCAGTTGGTTATCAAGCTTTAGCAGACAACACAACAGGGGACGAAAATAACGCTTTTGGTGGTGGAGCTTTAGGTAACAACACCACAGGTGTAGATAATGATGCTGTAGGCTATCATGCACTATTTGATAATACTACAGGTTCTAATAATGTGGCGATAGGTAATAGGGCTTTAGCATTTAACACCACAGCATCTTACAACACAGCAGTTGGTAGGTCAGCTTTAAATGTAAACACCACAGGTCAATATAATGTAGCAGTAGGTTCTTTAGCCCTTGATGCTAACACTACAGCATCTCAAAATACTGCTTTAGGTTATGCAGCTTTGTCATCAAACATTACAGGTGCTGATAATACAGCACTTGGAAAAGGTGCTTTATTTGCAAATACTGCAAGTAATAATACAGCAGTTGGTACAGGTGCTTTAACCGCAAACACCACAGGTACTAACCATACTGCCGTGGGTTATCATGCAGGGCTATCAGTAACCACGGGCATTAAAAATACTCTCATAGGGTCAGTTTCAGGTGATGCTCTTACTGTGGGCAATCAGAATGTAGCTGTAGGTAATGGTTCGTTAAGTTCTGATACACAAGGAAGCCATAGCGTAGCTCTTGGTGATTTTGCTCTACGTAGTCAAAACTTCACGTCAGCTACTGATGCTTACAATACGGCTGTTGGCTCACAAGCAGGCACATCAGTCACCACAGGCATTCACAATACGCTCATAGGCGGTCTAGCTGGTGATGCTCTTACAGATGCTGACAATAACGTAGCTATTGGGAGAGCAGCCTTAACTAGCGATACTTTGGGAAGCAAGAGCGTTGCAATAGGTGATTCTGCTCTTAATGTTCAAAACTTTACTTCGGCGACTGATACTTACAATGTGGCAGTTGGTCACGCCGCAGGAGCCGCAGTCACCACCGGCGTTCAAAATACGCTCATCGGTGGTCTTGCAGGGGATGCGCTTACTGATGCTGATGCCAATGTTGCAGTCGGATACCAAGCTTTAACCACGGACACTTTAGGCAGTAGAAGCGTTGCCGTTGGTTTTTCTGCGTTGCGCTTTCAGGCCAACACTAGCGCCGTTGAAACCTACAATGTTGCAGTGGGACATGCTGCTGGTGAAGCAGTAACCACAGGCGTTCAAAATACAATCATCGGTGGTCTTGCAGGTGATGCCGTTAACACCGCCTCCGCAAACGTAGCAGTCGGTTACTTAGCTCTTAGCACTGAGACAAAAGGCGAGCAGTCCGTTGCAGTCGGTTGGGGGGCATTGCAAAATCAAAATCAAAGCAGTTCGGCTAATGCCTACAACACAGCAGTAGGATCGCAAGCAGGTAGGTATGTAACCACAGGCGTTCAAAACACCCTCATCGGTGGTCTTGCTGGTGATGCGATTACTACTGGCTCTTACAATAGTTTAGTAGGCGTAAATGCAGGCGGCGCTATTACCACAGGCGCACAGAATGTTGCCTTCGGGCAAGGCGCTTTAGCATCTAATACTACAGGCTCATACAACACAGCTTTAGGCGATAGTTCCTTAGCCGCCAACACAACAGCAGCTAACAATACAGCCGTTGGTTTAAGTGCTTTAGGCTCAAACACAACAGGTGCTGGCAATACCGCATTAGGTCAAAACGCTCTAAGGGCAAACACTACCGCTAGTAACAACATAGCAATAGGTTATCAGGCGCTTTACGATAATACCACTGGGACAAGTAGTGTTGGAATCGGGTATCGCGCTTTGTTTGAGCATACTACGGGAAGTTATAACACTGCCGTAGGTACTAGTGCTGGGTTATCAGTCACTACCGGCATTCAAAATACGCTCATAGGTGGGGTTGCGGGAGATGCTTTAACTGATGCTGATTACAATGTCGCTGTAGGAGTTAGTGCTTTAGCTTCAGATACTTTAGGAAGCAGAAGTGTAGCAATTGGTACTGCCACCTTATCCGCGCAGAACTTCACCTCAGCCACTGATACGTACAATGTAGCAGTTGGGTACTCCGCAGGTAATGATATAACCACAGGCGTTCAAAATACCATCATTGGTGGTCTAGCAGCGGATGCACTTACTACAGGAACCCACAACGTAGCGTTAGGTTATGCAGCGCTAACAACGGACACACAAGGAAGTGCCTCTGTTGCAATAGGTAATGAGGCTCTTAGCACTCAAAACTTTACGTCAGCTACAAATGCTTACAATACAGCAGTAGGAGACCAAGCAGGAAAACGAGTAACCACAGGCGTTAACAACACCCTCATTGGTGGTCTTGCTGGTGAAGATAACACTACAGGCCACAGCAACACAATGGTGGGGCAACATGCAGGTGGCGACACTACTACAGGTCACAGCAACACGTTTCTGGGTTTTGCCGCGGCTAATTATAACGTCCTAAATACTACAGGCTTAAGAAACGTAATAGTAGGTGCATACTCAAGAGCTACTGCGGCTGATGCAGATGGAGCAATGGTCTTAGGATATAATGTTGCAGGAGCGGCAGGATATACAACTCTTGGCTCAGGCACTGACGACATCAGAGCTGCACACGGTAATGTAACATGGGCAACTGTATCTGATGAACGTTACAAGAAAGACATTGTAGATTCTGAAGCTGGCTTGTCATTAATTAACGCATTGCGTCCCAGAACCTTTAACTACAAAAACAAAGGCGAATTGCCTGAATCTTTTAGGGCTTACGAAGAAGGCTCAACCGAAGCCTTTAAAAGCTCGCAAACTCAACACGGCTTTATAGCCCAAGAAGTTAAAGCAGCTATAGATGCAGATGACAGTATTAAAGACGGCTTTAAACTTTGGGACGAAAGAGATGATGGTTCACAAGAAGTAGCGGAAGCTGCCTTGATTCCCGTTCTTGTCAAAGCCATCCAAGAACTATCTGCACAAAACGCAGCACTAACCGCCCGTATTGAGGCACTAGAATCCTGACAGGAGATAAACAATGGAAGACCGTACTACCGAACAACTAGCACAGGACTACACGGCTATGGGCCACAGTGTAGACCTAATCAACGCGATTATCGCTGGCGAACAAATGGCTGATGATGATGCCGCAGACCGTCAAGACTGTGTTGACCGCAACACTGAGCACCTTGAGCTTATGGTTGCTAAAGATGACTGGGGCGATGAAGACATGACCGCAGTCAATGCAGCTATCAGCGCAGGTAATGGCTACACCGCTTCTTAGACGGTAGTGAGCAACCAAAGTTATGGATGTGCTAGACGCTATTGGGGCTATATGGCCTATCGCCTTGGGATTCGTAACTTT